GAGCTTGCAACTTACGTGTGCGAGCTTCAACGGCTTGTTTCAGGATCTGAACGGAAATTTGCTTACCGCCAGTACCTTCCATGGTAGCTGTGTTGCCACCAGTGTAGCTAGTAGCTGTGGCTGTGCCAGCAGGTACTGTAGAATATGCCTGAGCAATTTTGAATGGGCTCAATGCTTCTTCACCAGCTGCGACAGAAGTAGCGGCTGCACTGTTGTCTGTCAAGCTGTTGGCATAACGCACACGCAGGGTGTGAATTTGACCAACAGGACCTGTCATGGGCTGAACGCCAACCAACTCGTTAGCAATAACGGTGGGCATAACACGACGGATCACTGGCAGAATAACACGGTTAAGTGTTGCAATGTTGCCAGCAGCAGTTGAACCTGCTGATGCATTCTCTTTCAAGTAGCGACGAGTATTTTCTAAGATTACACCCATGCTGTTGCGCTTGGAACCGCCAAGACCTTCAAGCAATGCTTCTTTGGTCTCGCCCCAGCGACTTTCTAATAGTTCTTGTGACATTTTTAGTCTCCTGTTAATTATAGACCTGCCAGTCGCTTGAGGTCAATCACGTTGCTTTTCGCATCGTTGTATTCCTGCTGACTCGGTACAGTTTTATCGCCCGTTACTGCTGTGACTTGTTCTGAAATTACTTTGCGGGCTTTTACAGATCTGTCTTCCAACACTGCTGGTAGATACTTTTCGAAAGCATTTTTCAAACGGTTAGTTTGAACGCTTTCAAGTAAATTACGCATGACTTCTTGCTTTTCCCGGTTTAAGGGACGTAGCAATTCATCCATTGTGCTTTCACGCTCATTGGATTCACGAATCATGTATAACTCACGCTCTTTTGACTCAATCAAAACTTTTGCATTTTGAGAAAGTTTAATGGCTTCCGCCAACTTACGGTCTTTGTGGCTCAGCAAGTCATAGAGTTTGCGTACTTCTGCCTTCTCATTGAGATGGGTAGCACCAAATTCTGTTGCATAAGCTTCAAAGATTCTGCGACCAAAATTGTTCTCGCGAGCAATCTTGATATCTTCTTGTAGCTGATTTAACTCAGACTTTAGATGACTGCTAACAGCTTGACTCATTTTACTTGCACTTTCTTTGATGAAACGTGCTTTCAATTGTTCAAGTTTGCCACGTGCTTCACGAACCAGACGCACTTTTGTTTCTACAACATCGCGTTTGTCTTTTGCAAATTCAGTGATTTCACGGGCCAATGCTTGTACCACAAAGTTTTCCAACTTGGCAACACCTTCGGTATGCATTTTACGGTCACGGCGCAATTCGCCGATTTCTTCTGCCAATTTGGTTACTAAAAAGCCGTTGAACTTAGTAGCACTTTCTTTCATCTTGGTTTGGAAACGCACACGATCTTCCGCCAGTGCTTGCTTTTCGGCAGCCACTTGCGCAATTTCTGTACTGAGACCTTCTGTTATCATTTTATCTAGAGCTTCTACCATTACTGTCTTGTCATGCTCGTAGCGTTGTGCAAACTCTTCTCTGAGTTCCGCACGTACCTGTTCACGGGCTTCGTTTAGTTTTCCTTCCCAAGCTTCGTTGAGTTCTTGACTAACGTCTTCGTTAATTAGGCCACTATCAAGCAGGGGTTTAATTGCATCAAACATGCCTGGTTCTCCTTAGATTTTGAGATCCCGAATGAGTCTTTTAACTTCATTCTTTAGGTATCTCTGCACTTTGTCGCTCTCGCCAGATTCCCGTGCCATCTCCATCAGTTTATGACCATGCTTCATGTTCATGAGACCTTCATAAATTGCTGTTGGATACGCATTGGGTGCGCTGGGTTGTGCAACCACATCTATAGTGACTATTTCAAAGTCACTTACATGTCCTGTTCTGTCGTCAACGTTGCCGCTGCCACGACTACTAACACCAAGTTTTACACCTGATGTCAGCAATGTCTTAATCAATTCCCCCATGGGAGTTGGCAATATCTTCAACTTACCGCAACCAGCATGTCCGTCCATCCACATGTTTTCAACTGTGTGACACACACGATCTAAGTTGATTTTTAGATCATCTGGATGGTCCACTTCACCTAACACGGAGTTACCGCCGTGGATCTGTTCGTTGATGGTTTCTACTGCCTTGATAATTTCGTGTCGGGGGTAGGTACGTCCATTTGCATTCTCCTTGTTGCCTTCAATGCAAATGCCTTTGAGGTAGAGGTGCTTTTTACCAGACATATCCGACTCTTCTAAGACTTGGATATTGGCCTGGCTAAAAGTTAAATCTTCTCTTAGGTACGTAGATCGCATTTAATTAACCCTTACGTCCGCTTGGAAGTGGGCTTCTATTGTTTTGACCTGCGCTGTTGTCGCCCATTTTGGCCTTTGGTGCTGCTGAAGGCTTTTGTGTGCCTTGTGCAGGTGTATTACCAACTTTGCCGATCAAGTCTTTTGTGTTGTTGCTGTAAGCGCCAGATGCGTCATGACGTCCACCTTCGCCTGCACCAGTGTGTACTGGACGGCTGGCCATGCCTGCTTGTCCGCTGTTGGCTGCATAGGTAGACTTCTTGTTTACGCCGCCTTCTTCACTGGTCACTGGCTTTGGGGCTGCTTTTAAACTCACAGCTTCCATCATGCCTGGTTCCATTTCGTCAGTGTCATCCATTTCAATAGCGTCGCCGCCTTCGTCTGGACCAAAGTCATCGCCGTCGCCCATGTCGTCACCGCCCATGAGGTCTTCAAACTCGGCCATCAACTGGTCCAGTTTGTCTTCTAAATTCATAATGTCGTCTTTGGTTGCAGGCTCGTCGCCGTCGTCCATGTCATCACCCATGTCCATGTCATTGCCCATTTCCATGTCATCGTCGCCCATGTCTTCTTCGGCTTCCATGTTCATGTCAGATTCTTCTTCCATTTCCACGTCGTCGATCAGGTCGCTTTGAGCGTCACCGCCCATCATGCCTTCTTCAATTTCTTCTTCTGCTTCGTCAAGTTCTTCTTGACCTTCTTCCACAGCTTCTTCAGCCATTAGATCTTCATAAATCTGGCGGCTTTTTTCAACCACGATGTCGTGGAAAAGCTCTCGAGCTTTGGCTTCTTCATCATTGATCACGTATTCGATCAATTGTTCAAATTTGTTCATATGGAAAACTCCTATAGGTAAAGTGTGCTGTTATTTACAACAATGCCTAAAAACTAGCTGTTTAAGGAGTGAAAAACACCAATAAATGTAAACTTTATGACAAAAAGTTTATGCTACTGGTGCTACAGGTGCTGGTGCGTATTGCTTGCGAACATTTTTGAGTTTTTCTTTGTACTCATATGCTCTGACGTCATTCATTCTTCTCAGTTTGTTGAGCTGTCTCAATGTGAGACGTGTTTTACGAAGATCGCTGGCAGTGGTCTGGCTGTTGTCTTGGCTCAGGTCCTGATAGGCAGCTGGTGCTTTTTCGTAAATTTCATTGAGAATCATACTGGTATTTATGCAGGAGGAGCAGGAGGAGCTGCTGTGGGGGCTCCTGGCGGCATTGCTCCAACAGCCGCAGATCCAACACCGTTGGGTCCCATGTCTGCCATGGCTTCGCCAGTTTCAATGTCGCTTTCCAAGGCTGACGGAGTGATACCCACAGATCTCAAGTCTTGTCCAGCATTGGTCTGCATGTCAACATCATCACGTTCTTCCAGCCACATTTCTTCATTCTGTTTGATTTCTTCGTCGGTCAAGCCCAAGAAACGTTCCAGCATGAATCTCTTGCTCATGTAAGGCAACGCTTCCAAACTGGTAAATGCTGTGATACGTGTGTTATCCAGCTCGCTTTGGCGATAGCTGGCAAAGTTTTGAGGCGCATTGAATGTTATGTCAAACAAGCTGGAGTCAAGATTGAATCCGCGCCATTTCAAAAACATTTTGAATTCATCATCCAATTTCTGTGCTATCAGTTTTTGCAGGCGTTCACAGTACTGATTGAATCTGTATTCTTGAATCAGTGCTGTGCCCACTTTGCCATCGTTCAACACAGCAGATGAATCGTCTGGTCCGGTGGGCAAATAGCTACTTGGTACACGTAAACCACGAGCCATTTTGTTGTTGAAGTACTTTAAATCGTCAATTTCGCCTAGATTTTTTCCGCCTTCCAGTGTGCTGACATCGCTGCCACGGCCTTCGGCTGTGACTGGGAAAAAGTAGTCTTCGTTGATGCTGAGTGGGTTGTATGATGCATCCATCATGTTGTTGCCACCACCGTTCATGGTGGGGATTCGCCGCTGATGCATTTCATTTTTCACCCGTTCCACAAAGGCCATGGCCAAGTGTGATGGCATGTTGCCCACGTCAATTTTGAAGATTCTGCGTTCAGGAGCACGGCTCACACGATAGATCAAGATAGCATCTTCCAGCAGTTCTTTTTGTTTGAACACTTTGTAGATCATTTCCAGCACTGATCTTCCAAAAGGCCAAAACACGTCTAGGCCTTCGTTCAGGCTGATGTGTACCACGTGCTTGGCATCCAAGCAAACTTCGTTCATGGCAGTCATAAATCTGCTGTTGCCCACACCGCCACCGGTGCCGCCATTGGGCATGGTGTAGTTGGCATTGCCTGATATGGTGCCTGTAACAGGGTTGGTCATGTAGTCTGTAGTGGTCTTGGCTGCCACAGTCATGTTTTGAAAGTTGGGGTTGATGTCACGAATCACATACTGCTCAGGACGCTTGCCTTCTGATTCGTTCACAATCACACGGGCCACTTTGCTCATGTCCACCCACATCATTTCAAATGTTTCTGGGTCACGCACAAACACTTGATCACCGTACTTGATGGTGTTGCGGAACAGTTTGAATATGCGCTGGTCCAGCTTGTTCAGCTTGACCCACTGTTTCAACTGTTTCTTGACAATGTCAATTTCGTTGTCTGTGGGTTTGTCACTCCAGCTGATGTCAAATGGTGTGCCATTTTGTTCGTTCATCTGTGTGGAGAACTCAGCAATGATATCCAAACATGCATTGATTTCACTGTCCATGTCCATGTTTTCGTACTGATTGTAGCGTTCAACACGGTTGGGGTGTCCACTGTATACTTCAGGCAGTCTTGATGCATAGTTGCGGAACACAAAATCAGCTGAGTTATCACCATCATTATTGCGACCGTATCCGGGCAAGCCCAGTTGATTGCGACCCGATATAGGGCTCATCACCCCTGAAGTGTCTGCAACTTTGAAGTATTTTTTCCAGCCTTGTGAATTTTTATCTGCCATAGTGTGTTATTTATTGTTAGTTCACAGCGGCTTGTGCTATTCGTTGGTTGCTGGACACCAGAGTTTTTTGCATGCGAGTCATGTCTTGTAGTTCGGCTAGGATTTGTTGATTGACATCATCTCGAGGTTGTGCAGTGGCCTGCAGACTGATCTTGAGATCATTCAATGCTGCTCGTATTTCAGCTCCTACGTTGTTGCTCATGTTTTTGCCCATGGCTTCAATCTTGGCCGGGTCAATGTCAGGTTGGGCCATTGAACCCAGCAATCCGCCAGCACTGATTGTGACTGGTACTGATCCATTTTTCAACGGTATAATGGCTTCTGGCCCTTTTTCTCCTATGCGAGCCAGTTGATCTCTGAGCGCAATACCACCATCACCAAAACTGTTTATTGCAGTTTCAAAATCTATAGTGGCTTTGTTTTGATTTTGTGGCAGGCCAGTTTGCCCACCAGCATCTTTGGGAATACCAGCCCATAATCCACTAAGGCGGTTGACAAAGGCTTTTTTGGCATCCGGCGTGGGGTTGGCAGCATATTCATCATAGCCGGCTTGTTTGATCAAAGAGTCAGCCAGACGATCCTGCAGATCCTTGTCAAACATCTCATCACCTTGTATTTTTAGCTGCGCAATTTTTTCTTTCAAGGTGCCCTGTACTATTTGATATGCACCCACAGCAGTGCTTTCTCCTTTTTTCAGTCCTTTTTTTCTGCGTTGGTCTTGCAAGGCCAACACCTGGTCCACTGTCATTTTGGTCAGTTCTACTGCTGCCTTTTTGCCTTCGCCTTGCTGTATGTCATAGGGATTTTCTGCTCCGGGCGTGATCTCAGCACGTTGGATCAGGTTGCGGATATTCTGCATCTGCTGAGATGTATTGTTAGACGGTGGGGCTGGTTGAACCTGCGGTGCTGGCGTTTGATTTTGTGCTCTGCCTTTGCCTTGTAGTCGATCCAAAATTCCCACACTGCCTGCTGGTCGATTGTCAGTCTGCACTGGCGGTTGATTCTGTACATTGCCTCCAGCATTGCTGGAATTTTGCGTGTTGGGTTGCGTGTTGTCAGGTGCTGGTTGAACTTTACCACTGCTTTGTCGATTTGTTGGATTTGATGCTTGGTTTGATTTTTTGTCAGACAGTTGTTGTTTGTACTCTTTCAACATCTCGTTGGATCTGTCTTTTAGATCAGCGGCAGCTTGACCATTGTACTTTTTCAAAACATCAACTAGACCTTGCAATTCTTTTGCTATGTCCTTGGCAGCAGCGGCTATCACACGGTTTGGAGCCTGCAACTGGGGTTGTGCAGATTCTACCAAGCCTTGCATTTTTAGTCCCAACTGGCGTTGGCCTTCATTAATTTGAGCCTGATCCGCAGTATTTTGAGTGGCTTGATTTCGTTGTTTGCCGTATTCTTCGTCGGCCTTTTTCATCTTCTCCACTATGTCGGTTTGCAGTATTGCTGTTGCACCTAGTGATGCATTCATGCTTATAAACTTATCATTGAAATTGCCTGTGAGTCCAAGCACTGTGCCAACTGAATCTCCTGTTTGTGCCACCTGTTTCAGTATTGTTTGTGCAGCTTCAGCTGGCTTGATAGTACTGTCCAACATTTTTCGCAGTGTGGCAAATGCTTCAGGAGCCGATCGTTGCAGCTTTGCTGCGGCTTCACTGGCACCCGGTCCGCCAGCAACCATGTCTCTGGCCGCCGCGGCAATTTCGGGAGCCGCGTCGGACATGTAATCGTTGAACGTGGTCATGGCTTTGACACCTTCGAAATTTTTTGCCAGTGTCATGGCACGCATTTTGGCTGCGTATCGCTCTTCCTGCATAGCTGCGTTTCTGGCAGCTTCACGTGATTTGCGATCCACCCCGGTGATCATGGTCAGTTTGTTTTGTTCATCTATGTAAGCCCGAGCACTTTGGCCCAACTTTACTGTGTCGCTGATTTCATCTTTTGTGTTTCTGCCCAACTGGTTTTGCAGTTTGAGATAACTCATGGTGGCATCGTTTATGTCTTCCTGAGTCATACCTGTGCGAAACAACTCCTCGCGATTCATGTTGACCTGTGCTGATGACAGTGCTAGAGCTTTGGCACCTTGACGCACTGTGCCTCCTAGAGTAGCTAGATCTGCACTGCTTTGTTTTATAAGACTGCCGTATTCAGGAAATTCATTCAACATGATTCCCATTTTTTGCAGGTCACCGTACATGCCTTCTAGACCATCGCTAGCAGTGGCACCTGACTTGCTGATGTCTTGGAACAGTTTAAACTGCCCAGCAGCCATTTCATTGGAAAGTTTGGCTGCCTCCGCCGCTGCGCCAAACACTTTTGTGGTAATATAGGCTGCTGCTGCCACTAGAGATTTTATGACCACGCCGCCGGGCGTGAGAACTACCAGAGCAGCCGCCGCCAAGTTTACATTTTGTTGGAATTGGTCTAATGCTGCGTTGGCTGCTGTGGCCGAAGTGTTGCCCTGATATACTGCTCGAGCATAGGCACCTGTGGCTGCTGCCAGTGTGGACAGTCCTTGCGAAGCCAAATCGGCTTTCATCCCAAAATCTCGTATGCCAGTTTGAGCGTTCAGCAGTGCCTGACGAGTGCCGGGCAGCACTTGACCAAATTGTTTCATGTCTTGGTTGACTTGTGCCAGGGTCTGCGACAGCTCTTGTTCTTGTGGGGTCATGTTTGTGTGCCTATAAGTAGAACTATATTTATAGGTCAATTATGCCCCAAACTTCTAACCCTTTACAACAGTTTTTTCGCCAACCTGCCATCTACATACGGTTGCCCAGCGATGGACAACACTGGCCACCGGGCAGCCTGGACATGCCAGCCAATCACGAGTTACCAGTGTATCCCATGACAGCCATTGACGAAATCACCTATCGCACGCCAGATGCACTGTTCAATGGACAAAGCACAATCAGTGTGATACAAAGCTGTGTGCCAAATGTCAAAAATGCCTGGCACATGCCCGGCATTGATCTCAACAGTGTGCTGATTGCCATCAGAGTGGCCAGTTACGGACACAACATGGAAGTGGACAGTACTTGTCCCAGTTGTGAATCGTTGGGCGAGTATGTGACTGATCTCAGACGTATATTGGACCAAATGACTGCGGCAGACTATACTGTTCCAATACAACAAGGCGATCTTGAAATTTATTTTAAGCCGTTGAACTATCAACAACAAAATCAAAGCAGTTTGGATCAATTTGAGCAGCAAAAGATCCTGGCTGCTGTGCCTGAAAGTGATCTCACTGACGATGAAAAAATTGCACGTATGAATCAAGCCCTGGTGCGAATCACAGAAATGACCATGGAGTTGATCAGTCAAAGCATTGCTGTGATAAAAACTCCCACTGCCACTGTGACTGCCATGGAACACATTAGAGAATTTGTCAGCAACTGTGATCGAAAGTTGTACAATGCCATACGTGATCGCATGATTGATCTGCGCAAAAACAGTGAAATACCCAACATGCACATACAATGCAACAATTGTGATCACGAATACGAACAACAAATGACCTTGGACATGGTAAGTTTTTTCGACAAAGCCTCCTAAACAGCAACGCCGAACAAATTGGTGCCATGGTTGAAACTTTGGACAAGGAGGCTAACCAGATTCGCTCAGAAAGTTTCAAATTGGCTTGGTACATGCGAGGCGGCATAACCTACGAGCAGGTCATGCAATTGAGTTCTGTTGAACGTGGCATGATCAATGCCTTGGCCAAAGAAAATATCGAAACCACAAAGAAAACCAATTTACCATGGTTCTAGACACCCAAACTGTTACTGCTGACATACTGGCATGGAGTGAAACTTTTGTAGAAGTCCCACATCCCAGCCTGGGCGGCTGGCCACCTTGCCCATTTGCAAGGCAAGCACGTCTTAATCAAACCATACAAGTGTTGACCGGCGCTGATCCTTACTTTGATCTAAAGAATCGAGCACGTTGGGGCATGGGTCGGTATGAGGTTATTGTGTATGCATACGATCCTAAGGACTGGCCTTATGCTCGTTTTCACTCAGCCATTGAATCAGCCAACCAGGAATTTTTGTTGTCACGTGATATCCTGGCCCTGGAAGATCATCCTGCTGATGTGGAAGATGTCAACGGGGTAATAATGAATCAAGGCAAGTATGCTCTAGTTTTAGTGCAAAGTCTTTCAAAGTTAAACACAGCCGCAAAACAAATGGGTACCAAAGGATTCTACCATGCCTGGCCAGAAGAATATCTAACCGGGCTGTTTAATCATAGACAGGATCCTAGATGAGCAGTTATCAGTTTGCTAGAATAGATCTCAGCAAAACCAACTACAACATAAACATAGAATGGATGTACATAACCCGGCCAGACATACCTGCACTCAATGCCATCTATCGTGATTACTGCGTGTACAAAAAGTTTTCAAGCGTGATGCCCATATTTGACAGTAGATATACCGATCCAATGACTGATATAATTGGATACTATGACCAGGCCCGACTAGTGGCATTTTCACTGATCAAACGCTATGACGAACACAATGCCTTGTGCGATCAGTTTGCATGGACCTATCACAACCCCCGACTACGCATGGGCATAGAAACAATGAAAACAGAGTGTGCCATATACAAATCACGAGGATTCAAGTACTTGTACCTTGAGCAAGCACACCTGTACAAAAGCGAAATAGATGGATTTGAAATCTTAGGACCACTGGAGTAAAAATGGATTTATACACAATTTGGGCAGACAAAGAGGGAGACATCTCAGACATAGACTGGGTTAACGGAATGAAAAGTTTCTTTGATCATTTAGTAAGTGAAGGCCGTATGGAAACCTATAGAATCACACGTTGCAAGATGGGATTCCGTAGCATTGCAGACATGCCCGAATGGATGATCATTATGGAGTTCCGGGACATGGGCCAAATGGACAGTGCATTCAAACGTGTGGCCCCTCAAAAGGGCGAACTAGAAGAAAAACACAAAAGTTTCAATCAGTTTGTAAGTGGAAACATTCAACACGCATTGTTTAGAGATTGGCCAGATACCAACTTAGATGATTGAATCAACACATCACAATTTTATTGACAAAGACTGGTTGCAGTTGTTGTCTGACGAATTGCTGAATGCTCACGGCTGGGTGTTCAGACAAAAATTTTGGCGGTATTATCTGGCACAAGGATTACAACCTTATGTAGAAAGTAATGCAGCAACCTGGTATCACAACCAGACTAATGCATTGTATACCATGGCACCACAGTGGCGCAAGTTGTTTGACAAAGTATATGAACTGGCAGGTTCCAACTTTCAACTCATGAGATATGCATTAACTGGGCAAACTCAAAATCAGCAACCGTTATTGCATACTGATGTCAGCACAAATCTCAGCGGATGCTATAAAAGTTATTTGATATATCTCAACAATGTTGCCACACAAGGCTCTACAGATTTTGTAGTAGACAACAAATTGGTACATCAAGAACCACCCGAACCAGGCAAACTGATTGTGTTTAACAGTAAAATTTTACACTGTGGCAATCCACCAACGCAATCAGATTTTTTGCGATTGAGTATTGTATTACATGGAATACACACATGAAAGAACTGCTACGCAGTTCTGTTGATTTCACTTCGTTCATC